TGTTTAATTTTCCAACCATATTTTCCCATAACTTTTTTATACCCTGGTCTCATTAAAGCTGTAATTCTTTTACAGTTGTTTATTTTAGCAAATTCCTCAAGGGTTTTCACTAGTTTGTCAGACCATAGATGCATTTTTTTACCTGTACAAATAAGTCCCTGCATTTCTTTAAAATTAGGATTATCGAAGAATCTACTAGTACAACATCCAAACACTTTGTTTTCTCCATCTTCATCTGTTCCGAACATAATCCATAAATGCATTATGTTCTTTTTTACTAATTCTTTTATATGTTTAGCATCAGCATACTGACCACTAAACTTTAAAGCTTCCGATACAAGAAATTCAACTAAAGGCCAAAAAGTATCTACCTCTTTTGGCTTAATGCATAACACATCTACATTAGCTTTAATTGTCTTTTCTGCTTGCATCTAATATATCCATTATTCTTTTAAATCTTTTTTGTTGTTCGTAAAAAAATTCAGCGCCCTTTTTTCTTTGGTCTTCTTTACTGTTAATATCAGCACCAGCAATAATTCCCGCACCTCTAACAGCTGCAGCTCTAGATACAAATTCACCATCAGCTAATTGTGCTAACATAGTGTCTTCATCTTCATCACCCATGCCTGCTCCGTCTTTTACAAAACCTTGAGCTCTTACATAGTTATTCATGTCATGTTCGCTGTGGCTGTGTTTAGAAGGTAATGCTTGACCACCTTCATTAAATTTTGCAACACTGACTATTCCACCTTGATTATATTCAACAGCTTTAAATGTTTGTGTAGGTTCATCACCTAAAATTTCTTCAACAGTTCTATAAGTATCTGCAGTAGCAATAGGTGCATCTACACCAGTTGTGTAATCTCTAACCATAAATCCTGTAGGACTTCCTGGAGCTCCTGATTTAGCAAATTTAGAATATGCTTGATTAGGAGTTGGTAAGTATGCAGTTTGTGGTCCTTCATCTCCTCCAAACATTCCAGATAATAAAGGTATACCAAAAGAAGCTAAACCAATTTTTCCTGCAGTTGTTTTAGGCATAAATCTTTGTAACATTCCAGCATCCTTAGCTCCACCAGGTCCTCCGGTGTCTCCTGGACTTAAAGTTTGTCCACCCATAAAAGATGCAACACCTTTAGCAGCTCCTGTATTCATAAACTGTTGTTTTAAAGTATTTCCAGCTAAGGCTTGCCCTGTTTGTCCAAAGGCTGAAAAGCCTGGTACATTCATCATACCGGCACCTTGTGTTAATGCAGCTAAACCTAGAGCATCTCTTAGTGATCTATTAGTAGATTTTCCTCTAAGTTTTTGTACGCCAAATGTAGCTAATGCTATAGTAAATGGATCCATAATTTATTCTTTTAATTATAGATAATATTACCATTTTACTTAGGTAATATCAACTCGTCGTAAAACTTACCTTCATAAGTATGTTCTCCAACATGGACAATAGGATCCATAATATAGGCATAACATTTACCACCTATATCTTTCCATAATTTACAGAAAGAAAAGTCTTCTCCAAGGTATGTTTTAGTTACAGGATCGTGTGTTGTATCAAAGAAATTCCACATGTGAGGTCTGTCTACATACTCTCCATTAATTACTGTCTTTTGTACAATTTGTTTGTCAGGATAAGCTTTAATCATTTTATCAAATACGTGTCTTTTTATCATCATACATCCGGTTGGACTATGTGTTACTTCTATTACACCATCTCTAACTTGTATATTACCAATATTGTCTATCTTCATTGGATAAGTATGTAATGATTTTCTTATGTCTTCAGGTTCTTTTATTTTACCTTCTTGCATTTTTTTAAATGCTTTATCCCACATTAAAGTTTTAAGTGGATAAGGTATAGATATTAAGTCTTTATCCTTTTCAAGCATGGTTATAATTGATTGAGCATTAAAATAAATATCGGAATCAATAAACAACATATGTGTCATATCAGATTCTAGAAAACTACCTACACAAAGATTTCTCCCTTGTGTTACCAAAGATGATTTCATTAATTGAAAGGTTATTTTTATACCTTTTGAAAAACAAAGTTTTTGTAATTCTAATAAAGCTTGTGTGTAATGAATAGAGCATTCACTATGTACAGGAGTAGCTACAAATAAAGAGTAAGGAGATTTAGCTACTTGTAATACTGGTTGTTCGGTGTCCTGTTTCCATAAAGGAGTAATAGCTTTTTGATAAGGTTGTGGAGAAACCTTTAATTCTTTTAATGTTTGATAAGTATCTTTATTTATTGTTTCTTTCATCTATAGCTCCTTTTAAAAAACTAGTCCACTCCATACCTTTTTTATCCCAATTATAAAAACGTTTATAAAACTTTTGTTGTTCATTTAAATGATCTTGTATAAAGTCTTCATGTAAATAGTTAGATGCTACTTGAATTGCAGCAGCAAAGTCTTTAGCCATTTGTTCATAGTTAGTAGAATAGTTAACGTACACAGGCCACTCAGCACATGTCTCATATAAAGCTCCAAAGTTATTTGTAATAACATGCACACCAGCTGCTAATGCTTCCAATGCAGAAACACAAGATGTTTCTTCAAATATACTTGGATATACATATAAATCATAATCGGACATATGTTGTAAAATATATTCATTTGTTTCATATCCAATATAATTTACGTTAGGTAATTGTTTTGCTTGTTCGTATAGAGGTTTAAATTGATCATCGTTTTGATTTTTAAAAGCTTCTCCATAAACTTGTGTAGATGAATATACATCTAATGTAATATTAGGATTTTTTATTTCTTGCATAGCTCTTAACAATACATTCAATCCTCTCCATGGTGTATTATGGTGTAATATTTTTATTGGCTTACCTTTTTGATAAGGTCTTCTAGTAGGAAAATTATTAGTTCCGTTTTTAATTACAACAGATCTATCAGTTGGTATATCAAAGAAGTATCTAAACTTTTCATAATTCCAATGACTGTTAAACACATACCAATCATATTCTTTATGTCTTGTTTTGTTACTAAAAAATTCTTGTAGATTAGGTTGATCCCAAGAATTCTTTTGCCAAAGTATATTTACTTTATTTGAATCTAAAGGTACCTTACCTGGTATTGAAGTACATATTTGTACTTGGTCTAATAATTCTTTCGGAACATGCTTATACAGCATTTCCATTTGTATTTCAGTAGCACCTCTAGGTTGCATTATTTTTTTGTTTTAGCACCCATCGAAACTCTTGTCACTCTAATTTCTAAATCTTGTCTAAAATCTTCTTGAGTTGTATCTGTGTTTGGATCTAGAACATCAGCTTGAAATTCATCCTTAGACGCATAAACTTTACCAGTTCTTTTGTGTCTAATAATTTCTTTAGCTTCAGCAGGTATTTTTGGTAAATCTGTCATTGTATATTTATTGTTAATGATAATTTATTTTCATTTTTACTTAATACTTTATGTAACGTATTTTTAGGTATTACGCAAGTATCTTTTGTGTTCATTGTAAATATTTTTTCATTTATTTTCCAATCTGAACTACCATATATTTGTTTTACAATAACATCATAATCATGTTTGTGATAATCAAAACTTGGTTTTTTTCCTGGTTTTGAAAAATAAAAATTACCATTTATTTTTAAACCAGTATTTTCTTGCAATCTTTTATTAAGGTTTCTTAGATCTTTATCTAAATCAAGTATATTTGAAATAATACTTGTAAAACCTAAATCATAAAATTTTTTCCATTCTTCATAAATAAAATAATTTTCTACATCAAAAAAATGTTTGGATTCTAGCCTACCATTACTACACAATATTTCTACGGAAGGTTGACCCCAATGATATCTAAAAGGCCATCTTTTTTTTATTTTTAAAAAGTTAAATATATCTTCTTCAGTTAAATTTATATCAACAGATTTAACTATTGATTCTAAATAATTTAAATCAATCATCTACCTTGTCGATTATATTTTTTAAAATCTCTTTTTTCACTTTTTGAAAGACTTTTTTTATGACGACCAGGACGCTTCTTAGGTTTTGGTCTTGGTACGAAGTGTGTAAATTTTTGTTTAGCCATTTTGATCTGATCTATTTATTTCTAAAATAGATACCACAGCTGAGACTGAATTGGTAGTGTTACATTCAATATTTAATGCGTCACTCTCTTCAAGTATAATTGGTCCTTTAGCAATGTTGCATATCGTAGGACCCGAGATAGATGCATAAGCTATTTGAATAGTGGATGTAGATGAGTTATCTGTAATACTAGCCTTTAGTACTTTTGATCCAGATTCATTTGTAACTTGTATATTTTGTATAATAGCACGTGAGTTAGATGGTGAAGTATACACTGTCACTGCTGCAGTAGTATTAGGATCGTAGAATGCGTTTTTATATATATTTGCCATTATGTTAAATCAACCCATTTTAAATTACCAAGAACATCATCCCCGTTTGATGCACCTTTGGCACAAAGTGTTAGTGTATCAGAAGTACCACCGATTGTCTGTCCTAATTGATAGTCAAAATTAAATCCATCTCCAAACTGAATAGAATTAGATGCTTTACCTGAAAGATAAGCTTTACCAATAATAGTTCCTCCAGTAATTGTGGTCGTTCCTGTTAAATCATATTTAACATTATCCGAATAAGTAGTGTATGAAAATGCAGTGGATGGTGTAGCATTTAATCTTAATTGTACTTCAAAATCAGAATTAGATACTGCTGATGCATCAAATCCTTGAGATACAATCACTGCATAAGGTCTAGAAGATTGTAAAGATATGGTTGCTAAATTATAAAACGTACCAGCAGTTGTTAAATTAACTCCACTTAAAGAAGCTGTACCAATCATTTGTTGTATTCCAGATGGTGCATAGCCACCTTCAATCATTGTAGTTGAACATACTTGTTGTAATACTGCTGCACCAGATATAGTGCCAGTTGTTTCTATTTCATATCTTATGGGTAAGTTTGCTGATTGCATATAAACAGTCGATAAATTATTTGCATTTAAAAATGTATGGGCAACAATAAATTTACCATCTATTACAAAACCAACTCTAACAGATCCCATACCCAACCATTCATAATCAGTAAACATAATCGTAGCTTTTGTTGGATCTAAGGTATAACCAGAAGCTCCTGTACCATCTAATTTATCTCCATTCCACGATGATTGTGCTACATCATTATCAACTGCAGAACCTGTCACATATGTTCTTCTAACTATCTGATAACCTGTGCCAGTGTCTTCAAAAAATATTCCATTGTTTGCATCAAACATTCCAACACGTTGTTCTAATCCAGATTCTTGAGCATTCATTACAAAAGTATTTAAATTTAATAATGATTTACCTGGTTGATAAGACATTACTCTTTTAGATTGTCTTATAACTTTATCACCACTAGCTGTAGTTACATTTAAATTAACTGTAGATTTATTAGATGTGTAGGTAACTGTTCCCGATCCAGTTAGATCTTCATCAAATAAATTATTTTTAGATAATACGTTTGTTGAATCAAATATAGTAAGTGGATTAGATACTCTTAGTCTACCAAATGCATCATAAGCAGTAGAGCCATCTCCACCACCAATAACTGTTGGCTCAACATTAACATTGTTACACCCTTGGCTCATATTACCTCATTGTATACCAAGAAACTCTTTCGACTTCTTGTTTTAATTCTTCTTGATAAGAAGTGTTTAATTTATCTTTCATTGTTTGTAAAGATTGAGATACTTGTCTTTGATTTTCTTCAGTGTAAACTGGTGTAGGTTCTGGTATCTGTATATCAATTCTAGCCATTATCTTCTTCCATCAGGTTTTATATCAGCTCTAAAAGTTCCGTATCTCCAATTCTGATCTGTAGATGTATTTGCAATTCTTAAACTAGCTGCTCTTCCTCTTGCTCTAGTGTCTACTTTATCTGTAGATGAGTTGACTGTGAAAGGGCCTAATGGAGATGATGAAGAACTGTCCGTAGAATAATTTCTAAGGTTTATTGTAACTTGAGCGTCTCCTGTTAATAATTTAAAATCAGGTAGAAATCTTCTCATACTCATAAATACCTCACCATCTGTTATATCAAAATCTCCAGATTGTATAAATGCAGGTATGGCTGTTTTATTACCTAACGAATCGACTTCATTGTTTCCAACTTCATGCGCATAATATATTGATGCACCATTAGCATTTGTTACACCTTGTATTGTCGGAAAGCTCGGTGTCCCGGAGCCGTTGTATTTTGTTGCGTATGGGTTGTCGTATAATGTTGAATCAAACCAAGAAGTTCTTGCAAGCGATCCTGTTGTCCATGTATTTTCTGTATAGTTGTAAGTAACTACTCTGTCTACACTTGTTGATCCTGATTTTGCATAAAACCAACTAATCTCTTCATATAAATTATTTAGTCCTGCATAAACTATTTCACCTGAGTTGTAATTTATTCCAAGGTTATCTCCTTTATTTGTAAATACAAAATCTTCTACTAAACATGGAACTGATTTAACAGTACCATCAAATACAAAAAAACCACCTGTTTGCCCCATCCACCATACTCTTCCATTAACATATTTAATGGCATGTTGTCCAATCGCACCACAATTACTTCCTACTTGTCTAATAGAAAATGTAAATGGTGGACCCACAAACTGCATCATATATGCAGATGTGTCAGTTAGTATTAATATATAATCCTTTGCTTTTACTGCTCCAATAATTTTTACACCAGAGTCCAGTCTAAATGTACCCGCTGTATTAGTAGAATTAGGAGTATAATCCCCAATAGATTCTTGATCAGAAAATCTAATAAACATTTTATCTTGTGAGGATTCACTACCAATTGTTGTTTCAGTTCCAAGCATAATTAAATGTCTAT